TAGTGTGACATGAAAATAGAAATCAAACTAATCCCTGATGGGCTGGACTTATCGAAAGCAATTCAAGACGGAATCCCTGTAGACAAGATGCAGGACTCATGTCCTATTGCGACACAAGATGTAGACACCAATGAGGAGAACAGTCGGTACGCGATCAAAGAGCATCAGTACGGCCCGGCTGTAAATCCAGATGAATCATGCGGTGTGTGTTCGTATTTCAACGTAACCGCTGAAATGCAACAGTGCATGAAGGATGAAAGCGGCAACGTGGGCTACTGTCAGTTGCTAAAGTTTACGTGCAGTGCTAGTAACAGTTGTTCTGAGTGGGAAGCAGGCGGACCTATGGGCGATAAGCCTTGCGACTGCCAAGACACACATTGCGACTGTGAGTAGTTAATGGATGCTATACAATTTATAACAAGGTATAAAAGAACCTTGCAGAATCGCGTGGATGATATTAGCATCTCCGTGACAAGCGGCGGAGCTTCCGATATGGAGACTTACCGTTCTATGATAGGCGAGATTCAGGGACTCACCTATGCGTTAGATGAACTTCAAACCCTGCTAAAAAAGGATGATTATGACGAAGACTCTATTCGTACCTGACCATATAATCAGGCAACAGCAAGCCAAGAAAAAAGCTGAAGAAGAAGCCAAACAAAAGCCCCTTACAGAAAGAATCCCACAGCCAACAGGTTGGCGCATACTCGTCATGCCGTATAAAGGCAAAGACGTTTCTGAGGGTGGTGTTATTATACCAGATCAAGCAAAGGATCGAGAAGCACGGGGCACTGTTGTAGCCTATGTGGTTAAGGTCGGACCGCTTGCATATAAAGATCCCGATAAATTTGGTGCAGATTCCGAGCCTTGGTGTAAAGAAGGTGACTGGATTTGTATTGGTCGGTATTCCGGGTCTCGCTTTAATATTGAAGGCGGTGAGGTTCGTATCATCAATGACGATGAGGTCATTGCAACCATTGTCGATCCAGACGACATAAAGACATACGGAGCGTAGTATGCAAAATCTAGCTGAACAAGAAGAGATCGAGGTCGTAGAGACCGAGGAAGTTCAAGAAGCCCCTGTTGAACAGGCGGCGGAAGAACCACAAAAGGAAGAAGCCGCTGATAAACCAGCCGAGGAGCTTGAGGAATACTCAGACTCTGTTAAGCGTCGTATCAGTAAGCTTACAAACCGTTTCCGTGAAGAAGAGCGCCAGCGTCAAGCGGCGGTTGAATATGCGGAATCTGTAAAAAAGCAGAACGATGAATTAAAGTCTCGCTTGAATAAGCTGGACGAATCCTATGTGGGTGAGTTTGGTAATCGGGTAGAGTCTGACGTTATTGCGGCTAAAGAAGCGTACAGGAAAGCGTATGAAGATGGTGACTCTGATGCTATGTTTGATGCACAGCAGAAGATTAGTCAGCTTGCGCTAGAGCAAGCAAGATACGCTGAAGCAAAGCGTCGTAATGAAGAGCGTGTTGCCGCCCCACAGGAAGAACAGCAAGCTCCACAACAGCCTGTCCAACAGCAAGCTCCGGCAAAGCCTGATGCTAAAGCCGAGGACTGGGCGTCTAAGAATGAATGGTTTGGCCAAGATCAGACGATGACGTATGCCGCTTTTGGCGTACATCGTCAGCTTATTGAGGACGAAGGGTTTGACCCGACGTCAGATGAGTATTATACTGAGCTTGACAAAAGAATTCGCACTGAGTTTCCGCACAAGTTTCAGGAAGCAAAGCGCGATTCAGGACCCAGAGTCGCTTCTGCTGAGTCCACGGCTTCAAAGTCGTCGTCACCAAAGGGGCGCAGAACAGTCAAATTGACTCCTTCGCAGATTGCTATTGCGAAACGGTTGAATGTTCCGCTCGAAGAATATGCAAAACACGTAAAGGATTAAAGTTATGGCTGAAAGAACTAAACGCGAAGCAGAGACACGCGCAACTACCCAACGGCGTAAGCCTTGGGCACCACCTTCTAACTTGGCGGCACCAGATGCACCAGCAGGTTATAAGCATCGTTGGATCAGAACTTCCATTCGTGGAGAGGAAGATAAGACGAATGTACATTCCAAGCTGCGTGAGGGATGGGAACCAGTTCGAGCGGATGAGTATCCGGACGAAATAAATCGCTACCCAGTGTTGGAAGAGGGTAAGAATGCAGGGGTGATTGGCGTAGGCGGACTAATGCTATGTCGCATCCCCGAAGAAACGGTAGAGGAAAGAACTGAATATTATCGGGATCAGACCCGCAACCAAATGAAGGCCGTTGACGAAAACCTGATGAGGGAACAACATCCCTCAATGCCTATCCATAACGATAGGAAAAGTGATGTATCATTCGGTGGCCGACGGGAACGTTAGCCATCTAACACAGAGAGAAAGGTAGCATTATGGCAAATGTCAATGTTGCGTTCGGCTTGAAGCCGATCAATAACGCAGGTAGCACACCAGCTACAGGCGGCACAAATGCATACCTCATCGCTAGTGACGCGTCAGCAATCTATCAGGGTTCTGCGGTAAAGGCAGTAAACGGTGGCTCAATCGCCATTGGTTCTGCATCCGGAGACACTGTAGCATTTGTAGGTGTATTCGCTGGTTGTGAGTATGTATCTTCGACCACAGGAAAGAAAGTCTTCTCAAACTACTGGCCCGGTTCAGGTGCCGACACTAACTTCGATATTATCGGACATGTGTACGACAACCCGCTCCAGCGCTTTGTAGTATGTACAGACGCTTCGTTCACAAATCAGGCAACTGCTGAAGCAGCCATCTTTGAGAACTCAATGTTCAATAGTGGTGCTGGCGGAAGCACAACAACAGGTATTTCCAACGCTCAGTTGGATGTAGCTACTCTGGACTCATCAAACGCATCTCTTCCTTTGAAGATTGTGGGCATCGCTACTGATGCTGATAATGAGGACTACACAGCTGCTGGACTTCCTGTGATTGTGATGATCAACAACCATGCACTGCTTCAGGCTGATTCTGAAGCGGCAATTTCTTAGGGAGGCTAACTAATGGCTATTTCTCGCGCACAACTCGCCAAAGAACTAGAGCCGGGTCTTAACGCTCTCTTTGGTATGGAATATGGTCGCTACGAAGGCCAGCATGCAGAAATCTTCGACACAGAGTCATCTGACCGTGCATTTGAAGAAGAAGTAATGCTGTCAGGTTTCGGTGCCGCTCCTGTTAAGCAGGAAGGTTCAGGAATCTCTTATGACGACGCGAACGAGGCTTATACCGCTCGGTATAACCACGAGACCGTTGCTATGGGCTTCTCAATCACAGAAGAGGCAGTAGAGGACAACCTCTATGACCGCCTTGGTGCTCGCTATACTCGTGCTCTTGCACGTTCTATGGCTCACACTAAGCAGGTCAAAGCCGCATCTGTCCTTAACAACGGCTTTTCTGCTGGCGCATTCGCTGGTGGTGATGGCGTAGCTTTGATGGCTACTAACCATCCGCTCACAAACGGTGGCACATTTGCCAACGAGCCGGGCACTGCCGCTGACCTTAACGAAACTTCACTCGAAGACGCACTGATCAGCATCGCTGGTTTCGTCGATGAGCGTGGTTTGGTTATTGCTCTTAAAGGAATGAAGCTGATTGTTCCACGTCAACTGCAATTCGTTGCAGAGCGTCTGCTTGTATCTAACCTTCGTGTTGGTACTGCGGACAACGATGTAAACGCCATCAAGTCATCTGGCATGCTTCCAGAAGGTTACGTAGTCAACGACTACCTGACAGACACTGATGCGTTCTTCATCAAAACTGACGCACCGAACGGCTTCAAGCACTTCGAGCGTATGCCTTTGGCAACAAGCATGGATCCAGACTTCGACACTGGCAACATGCGCTTCAAGGCTCGTGAGCGTTACAGCTTTGGCTTTAGCGATCCACGCGCTGTGTTCGGTTCGCCGGGCGCCTAGTGAAGACACAAAGATAATTAAGGGGCGGCTTTGCAGTCGCCCTTTTTTTATGTATAATAAAGCATCCCTGACAGCCTCATGGTGAGGCTGACATTAGCCACGACAGGAGAATTAAATGGCTACGACTACTTTTTCGGGTCCTATTAAGGCCGGAACTATCAAGAACACAACAGGCACAACTCTTGGCTCAAACATTGCCAACGTTGGTCAGGTTGTTATGGCTCAGACATTTTCAGTAGATCTTTCAGGCGGCGCTGTCGCGGCGGAAGTAACTGACGTTGTTATTCCAGCAAACTCTCAGATCATTGATTGTGTAATCGACGTAATTACTGCGGCGAACACTGCAACTAACCTTAGTGTCGGTGACACTGTTGGTGGTGCGGCTACAGTCCTGAACACCTTTGCAATCGGAACAACTGCTGGTCGTAAGTATCCAACAACTCAGGCTGGCGCTGCATTGGCTTGGCAGGACACAGGTACAGCGGACATCCGCTTGACTGTTACTGGCTCTGCCGCAACAAACGCAGGTCTTGTTCGCGTTACTATCCTTTATCAGCAGAACAACAACCTAGCTTAGTAGGAGGGCGGAATGGCTGCTTCTATTACAGCAAAGACTGCCACAGCTACAGGAACATTGCAGGGCGGTAGAACTCGTCTAAAGGCTTTCTATGTAAAGACAGCCTCTAGTGGTTCACCTGCGGCTGTGTTTAAAAACGGGAGCGGCGGTGCAACATTGTTGTCTATGGTGTTTCACACATCGGATGACAATCAAATCACCAT